CAACTAACGTACCAATTTTATATCTTTCTTCTTGTGGTACGATCTCCAAAGAAATTGTTCGCCATGATATGCCATGTTCTGGTTCATCATGTTCAAATTTTATTTCTCCTACTATTCTTTCAGCAATTTTCATAGCCTCATCTTCATCATCAAGCAATATGTTAAAAATAAACCCCCCGGTTGTTCTTTCATATGTCACGTATACATTTCCAACATATAACCTTAACTCAGTCGGGACTGTCTCACATGGCGGTATATAAAATTTAATATCATTCATATTATTTCCAACTTTCTCCACAGCAATCTTGTTGCCAGATACTCTTACCAAATAATCTCCGTCCTGTTCAAAAACAAGCCCAGTTCCAACGCGAAAATTATTTTCATGTTTATTGTTAACAAAAACGCATTCCCCTTTTAAAACGGCTTTTATTTTTCCGCCAACATATTCAGCCATTTGTCAACCCTCATTTCGGTATATAAAATTTAATATCATTCATATTATCTAATCCTTAACTTACACATTGTACAGTCAAACTCTTGGCAGTTTTCGCAAGCACCTTGCAATGTTTCTAATGCTTTTATTGCTATATTAAAAGCCTCGGCGCACTCATCAGCATCCCATATTGGATTTCCAGCAGTTAGGTAATCACGAAACCCTGTTAATTTCTCTATCGCTCTTTTTGTTGTCATGGTATTTTGCCTCATATCAGCGCCGCAATGACCGCAAAAATTCTGCCAGTTATCCATGTCCCATACATTATATTGTTTAAATCCACACACGGAACACGTTCCAGATCCATCTTTATGTAACGTCCATTTACCCTTCTGACGCTCTGGCTCGATGGTTGGAGCATATATAACATGACCGATACAGTGGTCAACAGCGGCATTAAAACCTTTGCACCATCCTTCCATATAGCTATTTTCTGGATGTTCGTTCGGGTTATACCCCATGTTCATATATCCATCTTTTAGTACATCCGCATCAATCAGTCTCATTCGTACATCCTCGCTCCACATTTAGGACAATAGTCACCTTTTACGGCTTTCGACACAAAATGACACCTTGAGCATTCCCACTCATGCCAACAATTACCTCTTCCGTCAATTTCGTAATACATATCACCATGCCATCCTCTGTCTATCCAGATACCACGTTTAGTTTGTACAGATTCTAACGCATCAGCTGCTTCATTAATAAGATCTGCAAGTTCTCCTTTGCGTGAAGAAGCATAGTTTCTTAGCCTAAGAGTTAAATCATTAATTCTTATATCATCCATTTTGCTCACCTCTCCATCGGAAATCCGCAGTTCGGGCAGTAATTATATGTCGGCTTTCTGCTTCGTTTCCAAACCCATCCACAATTACTACAGCGCCAGTCCTCATATAATATTTTTACTGTTGTATCACTAATCATTTCCCGGCCGACTTCTCTTCCGTGCAACCACTCACCATTCTTCCGCTCTGGTTGTTCGTAATCAAACCTTGCCTGATCATATCCCTGTTTGTATCCGTCTTCGTATGCTTTCTGCAACTTCTCGTCAGGGTCTGACTGTACGGATGGCAGTTCAAATAGTTCGCTATCAATATCTTCAATTTCTACTCCGCTATGAAACATCTTACAATCAAGCTGTTTGCTTATGTCATCGCATAACTCCAGTGCCTTTATTGCCATATCCATAGCATCACGCCAGTTGTCTTCACACCATTCGCCATAACAGTTCTGTGTGATGTATGCGATTGCTTCTTCATTTGTCATCCTGCTCACCTCTCATATCCGCACCGCACCCATGACACCATTTATATGCATCAATATCATCCGTCATAACGTTCTGCCCACACTCGGAACATTCATATATCCTTGCCGGGCTTATCTGTATCCACTTCCCCTTCTTCTGCTCTGGCTGTGCGGAGGCTTTCGCCATTAAGTGGTCAATAGCTTTGGCATAAGTGCCGTTATAATATGACCGCATCTGTTTGATTAGCCGTATATCTTCTTCTGACAGGTCTGGCTGTACAGTTGGCAAGTGTTCAAACCACTGCTTCATGCGAAATATCGGTACTAACTCAGTCCCGTTCGTGTAGACTTGCTCTGTGTCTATAATCTTGTACTGCTCCATGAACTCTTCCACGGTATCAGGGAATGCCATACAATCATTCATCGGTTCTCCTTTCTGCCATAAAGCAAAATCCATTTTCTGGAACGATTATTTCTCCGCTAAACTCATAACAATAAAAACACGGATCAAAAAATCTTGAATTTTTGCAATCCTTACATCTCACGATCTCTGGCTGTGAAAGCATCACTCGCATATCCATCTCATTCTCGATGATGGTTGCAATGTCCCGTGCTACTTGTGATGGTTCTGGCTGTACGGATGGCAACTCAATAAGCAGTCTGTGTTTGAGAATCTTTACTGTTTCTACCAGTTCATTTTCATCTCCATATATCTCACGCAACTGTTTTTCGTATTCTGCAACCATTTCAAACATTACCTGTCTACTGACACAATCGTTGATAGGTACATTTGTGTTCTTAGCAACTTCTTGCTGTGCGGATGGCAGGACGTTGAATGCTTCAAGCATCAGATCGTAATAATCGTTGATATCATCCGTATCACACACTTCTCGCATGTGCTTGACAGTACCTATCGCCGCCTGTCTGTCTATCAAATCAGCCATCATTTACTCTCCTATTCCATGCTTCTTTTGTCTTTTCTTTGCGGTATTTATAATCTTCATCACAGTTCATATATGGACTATCATCTTCAATCGAAAATATTCCCTTACATGAATTACAGAAGATTTCCGGATTTTTCGTGCCCAATGCATATTCCTGAGAATAAGTTTCATAAAGGTTTTTACTTCCGCAAAACGGACAGGGTTTTAAATCAGTCATCGGTTCTCCTTTCCGCCAAACTACAGAAATCAATGTTCGGGTCATAAAAAGTCTGATTTAAATCACATATCTCTGATGGCATACTATCCATACATCTATATATCCAATGATGCTTACATTCCTTACACCGTGTGATCTCTGGCTGTGTGGATGGTAAGTTCAGCTTTTCAATTATAGCATCCGCTATTTCGTCAATACTTTCTTTCGCAATATGTACCTCTCGTACAATCCTTACTAAATCATTGCAGACCCTGATTGTTGCTGTTGGCGTACCCTGTGCATATGTCTCATCCATCTTCTTTCCTTTCTGCCTTAGAGCAAAAATCATCTAAATCAATAGCATAGAACCAAGTAGTTATCCTGTTGCAATATGGTAAGCCATAATCTTCATGGCAATAATATTTACAGTTACGGCAGTATATTATATTTGGCTGTGCGGATGGCAAATTTTCTATTATCTCCAGACAATCTTCTTTCATGTCCATTTGTGTTGGAGTAACAGCGAACATGGTGTTAATAGCATCAATTGCCACCTGTCTGTCAATCGGATCCATAAACCACCTCATCCATCGCACTTTTCATAAAACGACACTCATACTTGTGTTCACAGTCGGCGCACTTATCATCTGACATAAAAAGAGTTCCGCTTTCGTAATCATCAAAGCATTGCTTCTTCTCTGTATCAAAATCAATCATCAGTTTTTCACCCACTTTACATACGCATTATCACACCATCCGCAATCACACCAATATTTATATTGTGGCGGATACGATGTTAGAACCACCGTTGTATCAAAATAAATTTTCTTACCACATTTAGGGCAATCAATATCAGTTTTAACTTGTTCATCGTAATTGTGTGTGATATTCTGCGCTAAAAAATTATCCCATGTCATTTGTTTAACCGCCTCATATTTAACTTTTATGTTCCAAATATCTTGCACTTTGCATAACACTTGCCATATTATGTTTTCTAATATCTTCTCTAAATCTATCATTAATATTGCATTCATAAGCAAATCTACCGCCAAAATACACATAAGCCTTTTCTTCGTCCATTGGCACTAATACATACGTTCTAGCCATAGTCATCTTTGATCCGCCGACTCCACCAAATCCCAGAGCTGTACTACCCCAAGTTTGGTCAAAATCATATATGTCAAATTCTTCCAGCTTTTTTCTTCGCCTAGTTATATCTTGACTAATCTCGATTAATTCTGCCGCCATATCAAGTAAATCCATAGTTATACTCCTTACAATTCTCTTATCTCATAGTCATACATCCAAGTTATCATTACACTTAGATCTTTTTCCCAACCATCATTTGTTCTTTTCATCTTTGCTTCTTTGCCCCATTCCTTAAGATATAAGATATCTCCATCATTAAATGGCAAGTCGGTAAATGCTGTTTTAGTTTTCTCCATTTTATTGTCTGGGTTGCGTCTTTTTTTGATCCGCATTTCCGCAGAATTGCCATTGTTTATGCAATATGCTGTAAATTTCGGACTGTAGTTAGTATCTAGTTTCGTAACTACAAAATATCTTTTATCAAGTTCTGGGTTGGTATAATCAATGTAGCCAAGATGCTCTATCTGCCAACGAATTCTCTGGTGTATTGTGACTGGAGGATACTTGCTGTTTAATAGCAAATACTTGAGTAACTGTCTAGTATGTATGCCGTCAAATTTTCCATATACTGTTTTTGTGGAAAAACGATCAAGTTCTTCGTCCGTTACTTCAAACTTCTTAATAATCTTACTAAGACTATATCCATTTGGTATTTTCGTCCTAGTCATATCTTTATTGATTTGGTACTTGTATTTATAGCAGTCTACTAAGGCTGCTTCTAAATCTGTAATACCACGAGACGCTAATAAGGCTTCAACATTTATTTCGTCAACATGTGTCGGTGTTTCTGAATCTGAAAACTGCTTAAGTGTATCACCAAGAACTTTTGCCAATGGTGTATCCTTTTTAATCGACTTTTTACCATAAAGTGCGCTAAATTCTTGCGTTATCCAAATGAGTGTGTTAGGATCGCCAAATTCTCGGAAGAAATCAAGTTTAATTAAAATATCAAGCTTCGTTTTATTTATTGATGTCTTTTCTTTTATATCAAACAACAAGTCTACGAAGTCATCATAGTGATTTTTCCCAAGTTCAAATAACTCTTCTGCACTTTTCGCATTACATTCTTTGATAGACTCAATGTCATGATAAATACAATTCTCTTTAACATCCATGAAGTAATCTGCACGAGATTTACCAAATTGAATTGGTTTAATTTCAATTCCTTTTGATTTGATATATTCTTTAATTTCTCGCATCTTCTCTTCATTTGATTTATAAATGTTCAGCGCAGCCGTTAATAGTTGAAGCGGGTAATAGTAACGAAGATATCCAATATATAATCCAATCATACTGTATGGAACAGAATGGTTTCTAGAAAACGCATAAAGACTTGCTGAGATAATTACTTGCAGAAAGTATTCAATACTTTTTTCTGCTCTCTCTTTTGTCATTCCATATTTTTCTTGCGCTACTGAAATGTACCCTGATATATATCTTTCATCACGATTACCGTGTATGTCTTCCATATACCCGCCATCTTTAATAATTGGTATATACTTCTCAGTACCAGTCTTTTTTGCAAAACCTCTTCTTACTATATCTGCCTGTCCCATTGTAAAACCGCAGAACTTATGCAAGAAATCTATGATTTGTTCTTGATATACAAGATATCCCAATGTCGGCGCTAGAAAATCATTCAGTACTTGTTCACCATTATCATGATATTCACCATTAAACAATGCATCTCTGTATGACTCTCCGGCCGGACGAATGGCACCAGAAACCATCGCCATTATATCCAAGTAAGATATATCTTTATTCTTCTTTTTAATCTTTGCTATTGTTTCTTTGCTAAATGTTTTACGAAGCGATTCACTTGCAAAGCCAGACTCAAACTGAAATATCATAGTTGTATCTTCGGCTATTGACTTAATTACATTCTCATCTGAGAAGTCAACCATCTCCGGCGTGAGATTAGGAATACCAATTAGATTACATGCCTTGTTAATTAATCCAACAGCATTTAATCCCAGAAGATCCATCTTAACATAATTCAGAGAGTCAATCTCATGCATATCAATCTGACTTACTGGGCGAGGATCGGTATCAATTGTCAACGTTCCAAAGTCATATCTCATATCTGTCGGTGAAACAACAATTCCAGCTGCATGTCTTCCCAATGATGTAATCGTTCCATTAACAATATCAACATACGAGAACAACTCTTTGTATTTATTTCTTACATCGTCTGGTACGCATTCTTTGCCATTTTCGTCTTCATATACTGTGTTACAAATTTGCTGTGCTTCATCAATTGGGATTTCAAGCGCTCTTGCCACATCTTTAATAGCTCCACGCATTTTGATTGTATTAAACGTGATGATATTGCAACAATAAACATCCTTGCGATTAAAGAAATATTCTCTAACCTTATATCTATCTTCGGCGTATATATCTGTGTCTACATCTGCCAAGCTTTGTCTGTCCTGATTAATAAACCTAGAGAAATTCAAATCGTATTTAACAGAGTCAACATCAGTGCTGTGTATCAAGTATGCAATCAAACTACCAGACACAGATCCTCTTGATGGGCCATAATACATTCCTTGTTCTCTCATCCAGTTTTTATAATCCGAATCAAGAAGCATAAAATCTATTGCATCTGTTTTCTTATACGCTTCGAATTCTTCTTTTATTCTTGGCAAGTATTCCGTTTCGTAGTTGTCGTACTTATCAACACCATGTTCTTCTATGCCAGCCGAAATGCGTCGTTTAAACTCTGACTCCGAATCTTCTCGCCTTGGATATTTATTACTATAATCAAGGCTATAGTTTTCAACCATATCAGCAATATGATTTGTTTCTTCAATGGCTTTTAAATATACATCTTCTGGCAGTGCATTCTGTTTTTTAAACGCTGCGACTAACCCATCATATTCATACCATCCAAGATAACACTGATCTTCGTCATGAAATACAATCCCTTTGGATTTTTGCATAATACTTCTTCCAATAAGATGCTCGTTTGACACAGCGTGTATATCACTTGTGGCGACCAATGTGATTTCATAATCTTTAGACAGCTGATATAGAGTTTTATTATATTCTATCTGTGTCTCAAAATTATGTGGCTGGATTTCTAGCCAACACCGATGCTTATTCTTTATTAAGAACATTAAAAATTGTTCTTTTATCTGTGATGTCCCTCTGCACAAAATACCAGATGTACAAGCTGTAAGAATAAATATATTATCTGATGTGTTTAGAACATCGGAAAATTCAATTCTGGGGGTGTAATAGTAATGTCCATCTTTTGTGTTAGCTAACGATGAAAGATAATTAATTTCTCTTACACCATCTTTATTTTTTGCCAACATGACAAGATGGTAGTTATCACGTACAAGATTATTAGTATCTATTTTTTCAGTGACATAAAATTCCTGCCCATGAATATATTTTATACCTTGTCTCTCACACATCTGTTTTTTTGCAATATTGTGAAGCACAGATCCATGTTCAGTAAAAGTAAGTGCTGTCATACCACAGTTATTTGCTTTTAAAATATAGTCCTGAAACGGAGTAATAGAATCAATTGTCAACCCACTCTTCGGGTTTGAATCCATGCTATGCAAATGAAGAACAGTATAATTATTCATTGACACTTCTATATCAACCTTCCAATTCTAATTTATATAACGACCCGTCCTCTGGATTTGTTAGTGTATGAAATACAACATCCAAATCACAAGAATAACTTGTAACAAATTTAGTTAAAACATTTCCTCTCGCATCTACCGCATAAAGTTCATCACTATTGGTATCTATAGTTTTCAATTCTGGTCTAGCAAAAGTTGTTATTACACCATACGGGGTTCTGAATTTTACATAATATGGCACATCTTCACTCATATCAAAAGCTGTAAAATCAAAGTACCATGTCCCGCAAAATTCGCACTTACATTTATATGGCTCGATTATAGCGCCACAATTAGGACAGTTCCTCATTAGCAATCTCCCACTTCTTATATTCTTCCTCGTCAGCTTGCTTAACGTATGGTGTATAATCTCTGTGGCATAAGCAACGATGGCAAATCCAGAAGTGACTATGTTTAGTCATTTCCCATCCACATTCTTCTGGACTATACTTGTCTATGTTTGACCTCATTTCATCTTTACAAATAATGCATTTGACACGATGTGGCTTTAAATGCCAATACCAATGTGTAAATTCCTCATATTTATTTAATATTGAAATCTCTATGTGTTCTATCAAACTCATCTGTCACCATCCCTTATATATCCATTAGCTATTTCTTCATGAATCCGGCTATTAACAGAATCTGTAATTTCATTATTCATCGCATTAAACAATTCCTCATCTTCAATTCCAAGAAACATCATTTCAATGGTTGCTAGTCTTTGTCCATATGTCATTTCTAAATATGTTTCACATATTAGTTCTGCTAATTTATTCTCTATGTGATCTGGCCATCTTTCATAATAATAACGACATTGATTTATTACATATAACAGATCACTGTCCCTAACATTATCGTCGTCTGTTACTATATGGCACATACCGCCACTTGAACACCCAGGAAGTTCATATAATGCACGGATTAATGCAATTACAAGTGGCATTTTTTCATGCCATAATATTTTGCCATTCGTACTTTTTATCATAGTTCATCAAACGCCGCCTCCACTTCTTTTCTATGCTCCTGTACAGCATATAATATTGTATCTGATAACCATTTAGGACATCTTGTCGAATCATGACTTTCAATACAATCTCTCGTAGTATCAAATCTTAATGACATTCGATGGTTTAATGAAATATGCCTGATTACACTATCGCACCACTTTTTCTCGTCTTCTAATTGTTTAGCCCTATTTAATGTTTCTATTGTCATCTTATCAACCTATACCCTATACGGGCATCCTTCTATACCACATAAATAGTTACAATAAAAAAACTCTGGATTTGGTAACCATTCAGTCTCTTTTTCAATTTTATGAATAGTATCCAATGCCCAATCAATAGCTTCTTGATATTCTTCTTTATTAAAAGAAATTTTTATCCAATTCTGATCTCGGAACATGTTCCACCATAGTTCTTTTATACAGCCTTCGCCATACTCTTCTATGATTGGTTTGGAGTATAAATATTGCTGCCGTTTAAAAGCCAAGAAATGTTCTTGGTCAGATTTACTGACCTTACCATTTTTTAATATTTTCATCGAACTGCTTTTGTGATCACACAATATAAATTTCCCATCCACAGGATCTTGTAAGAATAAATCTATAAAACCTATAAACGGATATTTGTCAACCATAAAGTCTACTCGTTTTTCCACACCGCAGACTTTATATTTATCAATCGGCAAATCAATATTATCGAAATAATTTAATACTTTATCAAACCAATCTTGTTTTAAATCCTTGTATTTATTTGGAGGAGCATCATATGGTACATTCTCCGTAAAATGCTCTTCAAAATATGGAGACAAATCCCATATATCCAACTCTCCGTTAGCATATTTTTCTAAAACTTCATGTGCGAAACCTCCGGCAGCACCATGAAAGTTCTGCTTCGTAGGCGTGCACATAATATATTTTTCATAAAATTCGTATGGGCATCCGCTATAATAGTTATTTACCCTAGAGAATGACCACTTGAAAGTTGATATTATAAAATCTTCGCAATTAAATTCGTTCAGAGTCGCATTCTCCTCTCATACAATGTTTGCCAAATTTCTAACCCTTTGTCACAGGGACTATCTTTTTCGTCTAATAATTTCCATCTGTCACATACAACCCAAACATTGGTAAATCTCTTCAGTAGCTTTGTGCATTCCTTAATCTTTTTTAATGGCACGTCTTTATCAAAAGCAATCACCACATTTTTGATTTGCATTCTGATAAGCAATTCAATCTGATAATCATTTAATGTACTAGTTTCGGCGGAAACGGCATTATGGAAGTCCCAGCCATCAAGTTTCATAACCGACTTAATACCTTCGAGTATAATGATTTCATTTTGCTCTTTAATAAATGGTTCAGCTTGTTTCATGCCTTGCAAGAAATCACATGTGCCTATCTTATTATAATTGGAGTATTTAATAATTTTTAGGTCTTTAAAATTCTTAAATCTTGTTCTACCCTTAACGCCGATAAAATGGAAGTCCGCATCATACACAGGGTAGACAATTCTATTGGCAGATGGATCAAGCATAACTTCATATTTTTCCATTACTTCTGGCGAAATACCTTCTTCAATCCACTCTTCTGGAAGTCCTTGAGTGAATTTCTGTTTGTAGTCTTTGTCTATGTCTAAGATATTTCGTTCAAAAGTCGTCTGCCTTTTTGGCGCATTTAATCTTTCTAATGTTTTGTAAAAAGCAACAGTTTCAGACTCTACATAATTACATATATCAGATCCCGTCATGTCTGCAACTTTTTGAACTGCTTTATCAAATGAAATATTTTCTGTTAACTGTATCCATGTGTATATATTTCCAGATCTTCCACATCCGAAACATTTCCAAAAATTTTCATCTGTATTGACAGCCAAACTTGCAGTTTTCTCAGTATGAAATGGGCAAATAGCAAAATATGTATTGCCACTGTGTTTAACAAAGTCCACAGAACGACTTGCGTAGTCCAGCAGATCGACCTTCTGGGACATTTCTTCAAGTGCTTCCTGTGAATATTGCATTGATTATCCTTTCTTATCTTCAAATGGTGTTTCTGGCGGAGGAGCATGTTTTTCAGCTTCAACAATACGCATTAAATCACCAGTAAACTTAATATCGACATAATCATTTTCACTATGGATGTTTCCATTACGGTTTTTAACAACTTGCATCATAAAATTTCCACAAGAATAACCATCATTTCCTATTTGTGTAGGAGTTTTTTCTTTCCAATATAACAAAACATCAGCATAACGTTCAGTTTTAAAACTATCTGCTAACTGCCCAGTTATTCTATTTAACTGAAGTCCTGCAAGCACCGGAATGTTTAAATTGCCAGCTATCGACTTAAGATAATCAGCTAACAATCCCATGCTCTGACTAATTTCTGCAGCTCCGTATTTTTCTGTCGGTTTTATATAGTCATAAACAAGAAATCCAAGCTTGCCTTTGTTATACCATTTACGGCAAATTTGATCTACTTGTAATTTGCTAAATACTGGACAATACTCATGTACAAATCCTTTACATTTTTTTAAGTATTCAATGCTCTGATTTATTCGTTTCTCTTGTTCACTGTTATATCTACCACTTTTAATAGTCTTGACAGGAACACCGCTGAGATTTGCCAGTGCTCTCGGAAGAAATACCTTATCAGTCAGCTCAGAATCAATTATTACACACGGGATCTCCTGCTTTAAGGTATGCATTGTTTGTGCTAAGAAAAAGCTTGATTTCCCCTTACCAGTTTGTCCAGCAACCAGTACAAGCTCTCCTTTGCCAAACGTATAATATTCGTCCAAGGACGGAATTAGATTTGATACACCAAAGCTTCCATCGTCATTGCGATCTTCGCAAATCTCAGCCCATATATCATCTATTTTTTCACCAAATTGAACGCTATCACTACCAAAAACAAACTTTTCTACTACATTGCTAATTCCATTGTTAATGTAATCATTTAAATCATCTAACGAAATTTCATCATTAAAACATTCTTTGTTAATATCCTGAGTTAAAACGCATAGCTCTCTGCGAAATGCCAAACTTATCACGGTATTTGCAAGTAGTTTATATTCTTCATACGAACCCCTTGCTGCACCTCTAGCCGCATTAATATACTTTTGGAGATCAGTTAAACCAAAATGATCCGCCATTCGTTTACAACTGGCATTGCTATAAAGCACATTTTGTAAATTAAGGGCATCAATTTTCGTCACTCCATGTGTAACAAGCTCATTAATACCCCAAAATAACAACATGTTTTCTTGGTTATAAAAAAAACGTGGCTGTAAATTGTTATCTGAAAGCAAATATTCTGGATGATATATAAGACTGGCTATTACGCCACCCTCAGCCGCAGTATCAACGAGATCAGAAATCGCTTTGTTCACATTTTACACCCCCAATATGCTTGAAAACTTTGACTTGTTGGTTGTTTTATTAGATAAATCACTCTCTGGTAAATCTAACTGAAAATCTTCATCGTCATAAATAATTTTTTTAAATTCTCTTGCTATTTTTTCACTAAGTTTACGTTCCTGTTCTTTGTTCCAAGCATCAGAAACATCAAAATCTTGTACTATATAATACATGCCATGCGGATGTTTCAGCTTATCAGTTTTATGTTCTATATAATATTCTAGAGCGAACAAGATGTAATCCACATCAATCTTTTTATCAAAAACCATATTTTCAATTGTGTGCACCAATATACTAATCTGCTGACCAGTCATAATTGGATTAATATTATCAATAAATAGATTTCTGATTTTAACAATTGTTGTCATAATATGATAGCAATCATGGTGGTAGTAGCGAATACTACTACTACCACTTTTGACCGCATCTTCTTTTTTTAATTCCGTTGTTTCATGTAGCTTCGCACACTGGGCGTACCTACAATGAACCAATTTTTCGGTCTTCTTAGCCACGGATTACCTCCAAGTCAGAACGGCAACTCCTCATCCATATCAACAGGCACGTTCATAAAACTATCATTTCTTTTTGATGCAGAACTTGTACGAGATGGTGTTGCATTTTTGTAAGTGGTAGTTTTATTAATTTGCTCGGCATTCTGTGTATTATCAGATGGCACAAAGTCCCACTCATCAACAACAAAATCTGTAGTATAAACCTTAACACCGTCTTTATTAACGTATGATCCGGTTTGTACATGAGATTTTTCAATTATAATCGGTTTTCCTTTACAGAAATATTTCTGAATATTTTCTGCGTTTTTGTTGAACGCTGTAAATGAAGGATAATCAGCAGATGCATCTCCATCTCTTTTAAATTTTCTATCAACGGCAAGCGTAAATCTGCAAATAGCCATTGAATTTTCACCAGCTGTATACCTTGTTTCAGGATCTCTAACAAGTCTTCCGGTAAATTGACAATTATTCATATTGTATCTCCTTTAATATTAATTGTTTAATGCTTCAAGTTCAACAAGAAGCTGTTTCGCTATTTCAACATCTTTAATCGAATTCGGGTTGGGACTTCCACCAGTATATTTCTTAATAGTTTCCATCACATCGGAATTCGACTGACCCCCAGCAGCTTTAGCGGCTGCGATGATTTGAGCCTTAATTTCTTTAAGATCATCAGTAGGAACGTCATCTTCTTTTCTAACAACTGGGGTATATCCTTCGCCAGAATTTGCCCACTGAATAATCTTGCGACCGTGTGCCTCTGAGAGGATTGTTGGGCCTTCTTTGTCGAAAATATGAGTGTTATCCTTTTGGACTTCAGCCGTGTTTGTTTTCTGATCAATCAAAAACGTAACGGTGAATTCATACTCAAAACCGTCTCTCTGCTTTGCTCCAACACCAAGTTTCTGAACGTTTGTCTTACCCTTATCATCTTTGGTCATTTCATACTGGTCTTTACCACGCATTGTGGCGATGATATGGATTGGGCTATCTGCAATAGCATTAATAAATTTATTATGGCGAGGAGTTACCCTAGCCCATGACTGATATGTGCCACCAGCTTGCTGATGAAGTTCAAGACATCCGCCCTTGCCTTCCCATTCGTGTGATGAACTATCAATGATTAAGATGTCATATCCTTCTTGCACGGCAAACTCAATTAATTCAACATATTTTTCGGGGTTATGTGGCGGATCAACATCAACTATGTCGTAGTTAAACTCGTCAGCATAATAATAACCACGTTTTCCTTCCGTATTAGCAAGAAGAATCTTCGGATCTTTTCCGGTTTCTTTTTTTAATTCTTCTGCCATTCCAGTCGCAAGTCTTAACCCGCCATAGGTTTTTCCTCCGCCAGAAGGAGCCATCAGCGCCAACTTAACATATATTTTCTCTCTCTTCGCTTTTTTTACTTGAAATGCCATACTATTCCTCCTTACCTTATATCAACTTCTCCATAACGAAGATCGTTATTAATTAAAATTTTATAATCCGCAAACTCCAGCATGCCATCATGTAACTGAATTATATCGTCTGGTCGTTCTTCCCTCAATCCTCCTAGCGTACTCTGAGACATAATTAGATATGGCAACATAGCTTCTCGTTCCGCAAATTTGTCGGCTTCCTCGACCAGATAACCATCGTCAATATGATTAACTGCAATATTTATTCTCAAAATCCAAACCTCTCTTTGTATTCTGCTAATCCATTTGAAACATAAATTAATCTGTGTTTATCATCATATATTTCCAGATGTTCGTCTTGACCTTCATAAATCTGGATCAGTGTATCTATATCTTTTGTAGTGTTAAACGTATGTCTACTGCCAAAAGAATACGCCACAACATAATACCCCGGGACTTCCTCGTATTCGCATAAATCCTCCCAATCTCCAAAACATCCACTGACTTTGCAGTATTCCAATCCACCGTCAACTGCAATCGTTTTGCAGCTACATTCTTGGATATCATGTACAAACTTTGACTCTATTATATCTCCACAGCAATTGCATTTTACTGCGTTTCTTATAAGCCTTTTCAACGTCCATCATCCTCTGTCATTTGAAAATACCTTATCATTTCTTCTGCCGTTTTCTTATCAATGACGCATAATCCAAACTTATCTAGGGTATCAATCAATTCTTCGCAATCTTTAGAAAACCATCCGCTTCTCTTGTATAAATCATCTTTATCAAATATTTTTAATAATTCGTTCATTCGTCTACCCATCCGTAATAATCAAAATCATTTTGATATTTACTACAATTTTTTGGCACATCAGCATAATATACAAATCCGGCTCTACGCTGTCGTTCAGCATACGCAATATTTGCATCGTCTGTATATCTGCCTTTTTTATCTTTTTGTAGCGACAAAGAGTATAACTCTTCATCTGATAAATTTTTTATTTCATTAACCGTCATCCATCTCGTCCTCCACTAAATTTATCCCAACGCTTTCGGATTTTATTAGCGGTTTCAGAGATATCTATTGTTTCATCTTCATTCCCGTCTTTATTATAACGGCGAATTGTATAAGACTCAGACATCTCCGGTTTATCAACAACACATTCTTCATATGCTTTTTTAATTTCGTCTTCTGATGCCGGAGGATCAACGCTATCGCCACGTTTTTCTCTAGATCTCCTAATATAATCTTCTCTATGTCTCCAATTTTTCTTGAAACAGTCAAAGCACCAAGGTGAATACCACCCATCGTTAATCATTGATACATCTGGTTTTCCGCAGCCTATGCAAATATTCTCTGAAAGAACACTATATTTATCTATGATGCGGTTTATTTTTTCAGTGTAACCATTTGTGTACATTCTTAGCTGACCATACTTCTCTTTTATTTCCAGAATTCTAAATGTATGTTCTAACCCAGCTTCTTTAATGGCATCACCAAGTTCTTCTAGAAATATATTGCCAAATGCCTTGTCCCATCCAGTTGCGCATCCCCACTCAATATACGAATAATCGTAATCGTCTGGAACTTTGTCAGTCCAACAATTACGAGGAATTAACCAAGAATATTTCTTTACTAACCGCCTATTCCGAATTTTTTCCTGTTTAGCTTTGCGTTTATTTTTCTTATTCACTCTGTAATATTTCATGTTAACTCCCACCAAAAATCAAATATCTTTTTGTAGCTACCACCATCAGGTATCTCTCCTTTATACCTTCTGATTTTTCTACTAGACAAACGTTTTAGGTATTTACTTCTCTTCCCGCGCCATTCCCTCTTAACATACTTCGTGTAATTAGGATTATCAGTATAAAATCCGTCATATCCGACCCTATATGCGCCGCTAGGATATCCCTGATCTTCATCTGCCAGACGCTCTAAATATTGCTTATATCTAACTTTACGTTTATAAGCGTTTAGTTTTCTTGGATGTCTTGAGTTTCTCTTCACATACTCGACCTCCTTTTCACATGGTTCAGAGTTTTTTATTAAACAGCCAAGTTTGTTACAATAGCACTCCATATAATTTTCATATTTAATATTATTAATATATGGACAAGTTTTACAAATCATTACAATCGCTCCTACTGTAATTGATGTAACGGGGGTAGTAGGATTCGAACCTACACATATGAGAGCCAAAATCTCATGCCTTAGCCATTTGGCGATACCCCTAGATCGGAAGCCTGTGAGTCGAACACAGCGCAACTGCTTTATAAGAACAGCCCCATCACCGCTTGGGTAGCTTCCGAATTTGCCAGATTCCATCCACCTTGAAGGATGGGCGTCTCCTGCCGTCTGGCTCGACAAGCTTTCGTTGGCGGATTAGCTCGCCCTTGCTGACTAGACATAGGCATTTCAGCCATTGCCATACACTTGTGCATATCAGCTTTAGACCTTGTGCAGGCAAGGATTTGCACCTTGCATGATTTTCGCCTCCCGGTTCGGCTACCTTCTCCCGATACTCTTAGAGTTGTGCGTCTACCTATTCCGCCACTGCACAACCATAGACGCATCAATGGCGATGATCCGCACGCTGAAACCATCGCTCATGATGCGAACAACAATGTTTCCATATCACGATTTATCATAAATACCATATTGAAAAAACCCAAAACAATTAAATTATTACTAAAACATGTCACCGAAAAAGAGCTTGAAAACATTGTTAATAGTACATCGTCATCGAAAGAAAAGATGGTCTCCGTTTTTCTTCATGCTATAAATGCGTGATTGGAATTGAGCAATAGGAATCGAACCTATATCTCCGCCTAATAACGGCGTTGTTTTTACCATTAAACTATACTCATGTTTACAGCCACCATACTCTCACATCTGTTTTATCGGCTGATCAGACCAATCCCGCCACTACACTACTTGTTTAGTGTAAACCTACCCTTGATGCTACAATTTGGCAGTTGCACGGCGTAATGTTGTACACCACTACGTCGATTTGTAAAATTTCTAGATGCCATTAATTATTTTCCCTATCAACTTGTTATAAAAAAGTTTTGCTGTAGGCATCTACTTAATAATTAATTTTTAAACGATATTTTTAACCGCTTCTTCAACAGCATTGTATCGCTTAGAATTAATAATGTCAAGAACAACTTTATACGGATCTGTCTCTCCAGACATCACCATATCAAGGAGTTGCACGGAAAATCCGCTCATCAAGACAACGCCAAGCTCGTTTTGCTGCATGGGAATTCCGTTTTTAATCTGTCCGGCGACATTCCAGAATATAATTCTGGGAAGTTTATATCCGGCATCGGCAAATCTTCTGGCAATCTCGTCAAACAAGCTGTCACTATTCCTACGCTGAATGGCATAGTCAAAACCCATGTCGCTTACAATCACGATATTCTTGGGCATATCATCTTGACTGCAATGATTAGCAATTGCTGTATTGAGAATTAACATCATAGTTTTCTCAATATTTGTATTGCTACAGTCATCCTCGTGATAGGTAGTAACCAATTCATCATGAAGGTTTTCGCAATTGCTCAGATCAATAATTTCTGGATTGGCAGAAAAAGTGATAAACTTACCTTTCCAAATCCCATGATTATGATCAGCCATATAGACAGCAAGCCCCGTTGCAACATCCAATGGCCTAACATTACCACTGTGAATGCCAGCCATCGACCCACTACCATCCCTAACCACAAGACAATTATCTAATGATTTTACTGGTAATGCTTTCCAAAGCTGTTCAAGAGTCTCGTCATAGCCTTTTATTTTGAACGAATACCATCCATCTTTCTGATTATATTTAGCGACAATCTCATGAGGCTGAAGAGTGTTTGCATTTATCTTTGTCTCTCCTTTTGTTAGAGACTCAAGATACTCTTTGCGGCGCTCACCATCATGCTCATTAAAGGCGGTCGAGTATTTGATATTCGCTTGAGAAGGAACAGTTTCATACTTGATTTCGCCCCATCGATTTGCAGAAGTTTTCACTTCTACGACATCAAGATATTCACGCATCCTAGAAAGAGTTTTGCGATACTGGCGAGGGGTCAGACCAAGGTAAGTGTAGATAATCTTAGCATAGTGACGACCTTGCCTCGATGAAGAGTTCTCGCTAGATAGCCATTTTGCCAAGAGTGATACTGGCTTCCCTTTTTCACAATCATCAATATCTTTTTCAAGTTGCGTTTTAACAAGAGCGCACACATCATTCTTGAGCGGAGTATCAAGCAAGTGCCAAAGATCATCCCATCTCCCATACTCCGAAACAAGACCAATGACTGCCTTACACACTTCTGGCTTATTCTCTGCGAGCCACTTCAAATAAGCACGAAAGATTTTTCGCTCACCATTTCCGCCTCTGCAATCACGCTCCCAGAAGAAGAACTTGTTGGCAACCAGTGGATTTTCAAAATATACCTTCGTGATCTCACGATTGATTTCGGTTTCATCCTTCTGGCGCAACGCCGTTGTTCCAAACAAGAAATCAAGTAACGCTTTGCCGGAGGTTTTATATGCAAGTGCGCCATTCTCGGTAAACGTCGTTTGCTTGTTCACTTCGTTTTCAAGTGCATTCATAAAATTAAACATAACATATCTCCTTTTCTAAACTAGATACTTCGGGGTGTTGACATTCCCCTAAACATTAAATATGGAGTCAAAAAAGTTGCTGTAAGTATCTAAAAACTAGGCACATTTATGGACTTGAACCATTTCAAAAAATTTTTCAGAATTTTCCTTTAACCATAATATTTGCTGTGTGTGCCTAAAACTAGACGGTATTGGAAAAATAGATTAGCAGTCTATACCAGATAAAATTGCTGTAACCGTCTATAATAATAATCTAGGTAGCATGGAAAATAGATTAACAGTCTATACCAAAATTATTGCTGTATCTACCTAAATCGGGGAAGTCTGAATCGAACAGACATCTGCGGCTTGCCCTAATTTTTCTATATATTTTTTGCTGTTTATGTCTGTGCTAGACATATAAAAAATATTTGCCGCTGTTTTGCCACTAAAACAATTCCCCGATAAACTAGGCGCTTAAAATATTTTTCCATAAAACTTGTCATAAATAAAAATTTGCTGTAAGCGCCTAAAGAGAGAGAAGAGGATTATATATGTATAACAAAGAAACCAGAGAATTATTTTTTGACTTTTGGTTTAGAATTTCTCCTCTGTTTCTGTGTCGCCTTTTTTTGTTGCTTTGGTTTGATTGTTTCACTTGTGTTACCACTGAATGAAACAGAATCCGCATTTACCCATATGCCATAGTCAAGACCATTAGCACCTTTAACTTGGTAATCTTCTAACCAAAGATCGCCAGTCGCCGGATCCCTATGTGTGACTGTGACTTCTTTTCCTTTATAATAGCCTTTCCGTGCGAAATACACGCCAGCTACATTCTCCACACCTACACCCATTACCATAAATCGATCTCCTTTAATGCATTTAATACTTTATTTATAGACATCATATCACTATTCAATTGCATTGTCAACACTCTTTTTAAAAAAATATTTAATACTTTATTCGGTAGTAGGTTCATCAATTTTTCCAATGTCAACAATCGTTGCACCAGATCCAGATACCATTGGAACATTGCCACTCCATTTATCAATTTTCTGTTTTTCAATAAGTTCAGACGTTAAAGACTCGGCAATCTTTTTATTGGCTTCGGCTTCTGCATCCGCTTTAATTCTAATAGCCTCGGCTTCGCCTTCCGCCTTTATTTTTGCCTTCTCCGCATTAATTTCTGCAACTTCCTTTTCCTGCTCGGCAGCGATTAGCGCAACTTCTTTGTCTTTATTAGCTTGGACGTTAGCCGTCTTTTGTTCAATTTGTGCGAGTTCTAAATTCTGCTGTGCCGTTACCTTCTGCTGTACTGCTGCTCTCGTCTCTTCGTCTGCATCAATATTAATGAGACTTACATTATCTACAACAATTCCATAACTATCAAATTTTTCTGCTATATAATCTGTAAGCGCAACATTTAAGTTGGCACGTTCATCACCAAGAATATCTGTGACAGGATATTTAGCTGTTACTTCTTTTGTCCATGAAATAATATTAGGCTTAATAAATTCATCCCTAATTTCCTTACCAGATCTACCCTTAAACCTCGTAAAAATCTGCGGCACATCGTCTGCGTTATATCTATAAGTAAATGTAAGATC